TGAAAAAAATACAAAGCACAATTACTGATTGCCTAAATCAATCATTCAAGAGATAATAAACGGAAATATCAATCAAGGAAAGATCACAAAATGACCAAGAAAGTCACACCCCAAGCTTCCGTCAAAAAGACAAATCCGCGCGCGCGGAAGGTACGTGCCGATTCAAAAGAAAGTGCTGTCAAAGCCATGCAGGCTGGGCGTCATCAGATCGAGCCACCGAGCAACGTCCCTCTTCAAAACGAGGACAAGGCATTTTTCTACAACATCATCGGCGAGAAGGCCAATGTTGACTGGACCATGCACGAGATTGAGCTCGCAGCCCTGCTGGCCAAGGCAATGCGGGACCAAGTGGAAGAAACTGATGCCCTGAGAGTTGAAGGAACCATCCTCTACAACGCTCGCGGAACGCCAGTGATGAACCCAAGGCGCACCGCCATTGGCCTCCACACATCTTCCATCATGTCGCTGAGACGCTCTCTGGCAATTCATGGGTCGGCCGGAGGATCAACCCAAGTCACGCGCAAAAAGGGCCAGCAGATCAACAAGTCAAACCAGTCCGGAACAGCCATGGACGATGATGATCTGATCCCAAGACCGTCAAACTGATGCCAGCCAAGTTGGCCAGCCAACCAAAGCCAAAGCCTCAGCCGCGCAAGAAAAAGCTGACCCGCGCTGGCAAGGTCATTGCCTTCATCCACAAATACTGCCGAGTTCCAGAAGGCAAGCTGGTCGGCCAGCCCTTGGTCTTGGACAAGTTCCAAATCGATTTCATCAAAGACGTCTATGACAACAAGCGTGCCATCACCCTCACAGCAATCCTGTCAATCGCGCGCAAGAATGGCAAGACTGCCCTCATCGCCGCACTCGTCCTGGTGCATCTTGTGGGACCCGAGGCTCGCCAGAACTCGCAGATTGTCTCTGGAGCCCAGAGCCGGGACCAAGCAGCCCTTGTTTTCAAGCTCGCATCAAAGATGGTCAACTTGAATGAGGACCTTCAAGCCATAGTTCGCATCGTTCCTTCTGGCAAGAGCCTGTTGGGATTGCCAATGAATGTTGAATATCGGGCCCTAGCCGCTGACGGCACCACCGCCCATGGCCTTTCCCCAGTTCTGGCCATTATTGATGAAATGGGACAGGTCAAAGGCGATCAGAATGACTTCATCGACGCCATTGAAACTGCCCAAGGGGCCTATGATGATGCCCTTGAGATCATAATTTCAACCCAAGCACCCACAGACGGCGACATGCTTTCCATCAGAATTGATGATGCAATCCGTTCCGACGACCCTTCCACTGTGATTCACCTTCATTCCGCAGATAATCTGTTGGTTGAGGGACAAGGCACAGCTGATATTGACTTGCTTGACCCGGCTGCGCACCGCGCTGCCAACCCAGCTCTGGGCTCTTTTCGCTCTGCAATTGAGCTTCAAACGAGGGTTGAGGCGGCTGATCGCATGCCATCCATGGAGAATTCCACCAGAAATCTCTACTTAAACCAGAGAGTTTCTCGTTCTGATGTGTTTATTTCCCCAAAAATATGGAAAAGCGGCATCAGACCTCCCGAGCAGGAGGCTTTTGACATGGGCAAGGTGTTCGGCGGTTTGGATTTGGCTGAGACCACTGACCTTTGCGCATTCGTCTATGGGGCAAAGTGGAAGAACGAATGGCACGTGCGATGCATGTTCTGGAAGGCTGAAGCAACCCTCATTGAGCACGCCAAGCGCGACCGAGTTCCTTACGACCGATGGGCAAGTGAAGGGTTTTTATTGACTTCCCCTGGAATAGCTGTTGATTATGAAGTAGTGGCAGCCGATATCGCAAAAGAGCTTGAGGGCTTAGATGTAGAAGGCATTGCTTATGACCGTTATCGATTCAAAACTCTAGAAAAGAAGTTTGGGGAGCTTGAAGATGCCCCAGACTTGCCATTCGTCCCTTGGGGGCAAGGGTATGTTAGCATGGCACCCGCGATTGATGCTGCAGAAATTGAGTTTTTGAACAAGCGGATCAGACACGGTGGTCATCCAGTCCTCACGATGTGCGCAGCTAATGCGGTTGTGATTCGCGATCCAGCCAACAACAGGAAATTGGACAAAAGCAAGTCCACAGGGAGGATTGACGGGATGCAAGCATTGGTTCAGATGATAGGGCTGGCCTCCTCGATTGAGACTGAGGAAGATGAAAGCTCAATCTATGAAAAGCGCGATCTGGTTGTCCTGTGAGTAGAGTCATTGATTTCTTGAAATCGGCAGTGATGCCTCCCCCAGCACCAACTCAAGACCTGCCAGAATCTTCGGGCCCAATGGGCGCAACAGTTCTGGCATATAGCATCAATGACCCGGTGCTGATTGAGTTCATGCGTGAGGGAACACCGACTTCTTCTGGTGTTCACATCGGCGTTACCCAAGCAGAACGCAACTCAACCATGTTCCGAGCGATCACGCTGATTGCTTCCTCGCTCGCCATGCTGCCCAAGCACCTGATGAAGCGCGACGATGCGGCCGGAACCACTGAGAAAGTTCGGGAGCACCCGCTTTATGAGCTGCTGCAATATCAGCCGAACAATTATCAGACGGCATATGACTTCTGGTGCCAGATGCTTTGCTCTGCGATGCTCCATGGCGAGACTTATGCCTATGTCATTCGTGGAGTGCGCAAGCGCCCACTGAAAATCATCCCGCTTGAGTTCCAGAGTGTTAGTTCAAAGCTCAATGCCAACTTTGACATGGAATTCAAGTATCAGAATGGCTCCAAGAACATCACCATTGCTGCTGATGATATGTTCTGGTTCAAATCCCCATTCACGAGCGACGGAATCCACGGCAAGGGCTGGGTCAAGGTCGCTGCGGAGGCCCTTGGCCTCGCTCTTTCGGCTGAGAAGGCCATGGCCTCACTCTTCAAGAGCGGCACATTCGTCGGTGATGTGCTTGAACACCCCAAGGCCCTGAAGGCTGACAGGGTTGAGCAGTTGCGGCAGCAGTTTGAAGAGCGGCACAGTGGTGCAGCCAATGCCGGCAAGACAGTCGTGCTGGAAGACGGCATGAAGCTGGTCCCGCATGGCAGCTCTGCCAAAGACGCCCAGACAGTTGAGACCCGCAAATACCAGTCTGAGGAAATTTCACGCTTCTCAGGTGTTCCCCGGCCACTGCTGATGATGGATGAGACCAGCTGGGGTTCGGGCATTGAGCAACTGGGCATCTATTTCGTCACATATTGTCTTCAGCCGTGGATTGTGGCCATTGAACAGTCCGCTCGAAGAACATTGCTTTCCTTTGACGAAAAGAAAACGCATTACTTGAAGATCAACGAGGGTGCTCTGCTGCGGGGCTCGCTCAAAGACCAAGCAGACTTCTTCGCGAAGGCTCTCGGATCAGGTGGGGCTCCAGGGTGGATGAAACAGAATGAAGTCAGGGATAAGTTTGACATGAACCCTGCAGAAGATGAAAGTGCAAACGAGCTCCCAGCTGGCAGTCAAGCAGCTGGCGGAGTGCAGAAGCCGAAAGAGGAGAGTGCCAGTGTTGAATGAGGATCGCAAGCCAGCACCCATGGGGGTGCGTGCTGTTTTTGCCAAGGAGCGTCCAGATGCTCTCCCTGTTCCAGCGGCACAGAATGTTTCTTCCCTTCCACCGGCTTCTGCACTCGACAGATGGGGTGACATCGGCGCAGGAATCGTCCGCTCTGAGGCAGACAACACCCTTTCTTTGTTCGGGCAGATTGGTGAAGACTTCTGGGGTGAGGGCATCACAACCAAGTCCACTTCTGAACGACTCAAGAGCTTCGGCGGCAAAGACATTGAGCTCCACATCAACTCTCCGGGCGGTGACATGTTTGAGGGCATCGCCATTTACAACCTTTTGCGCGAGTATGAAGGCAACGTCAAAGTCAAGGTCATGGGCATGGCAGCATCAGCCGGCTCTCTGATCGCGATGGCTGGTGACACTATTGAAATCGGAGCTTCCAGCTTCTTGATGATCCACAATTGCTGGATCATGGCCATTGGCAACCGCCACGACTTGAAGGAAGCTTCTGAGTGGCTTGAGCCGTTCGATGAAGCGATGGCAGGGATTTATGCCCAACGCTCTGGCGCAGACTTGAACAAGATCAAGGGCTGGCTGGACAAAGAAACCTACATGAGCGGAGCCCAAGCCATTGAGCGGGGCTTTGCTGACGATCTGCTCCCAGCAGATCAGATTAAAATTGATGAGAACCAGAAAAAGACCGACGAGGAAACGAATGCCCTGCGGTCCATGGAGCTCGCTCTGGTGAATTCGGGATTGACCCGAACACAGGCACGAGCGCACATCAAGAAGATCAAGGGTATGCATGACGCTGCTCCTGAGCCGGGTGTTATGCAGGACGCTGACACCATTTTAACGGCTGGATTGTCCAGCTTAATCTCAAGTCTCCAAGGAGAGAAACAATGAAGAAGATTTCAAATACGTTGGCAGCGTCAGCACTCGCAATTGCGATGGGCGCTCCTATTCCGGCCGCAGTCGCAGCCAAGCCTCGTGCTGATGCCAGCAACCCAGCAGTTCTGCTGGCCCAACTGAATTCCGCATTCGAAGAGTTCAAGGCCACCAATGAGGCAAATCTCAAGGCCAAGGTCGATGACGTTGTTGTCACCGAGAAGATGGAAAAGATCAATTCGAGCTTGTCTGATCTTGAGGCAGCTCTGAATGCTCAGGC